GGCCCACGCCGTGGGATATGCGCGGGACTGTGTGCGCCACGAGTGCGCCGGATGCGTCGTTGGCGCTCGACCGAGCAATCGACCGACGATCGACCGAAAATCGACCGATCGATCGATAAATCGAACGATCGACCGCTCGGTCGCCCGGCCCAGGCGGCACACGGCGACCCCCCCATAGGGGGGCGCCCCGGCGCGCGAGGGGGGACAACACCCGACGAATAATTCTGGGGGATTGGAGGTGGGCGCCCCCTAGGTCCCCCCTAGGTCCCCCAACGCCCTGAGCCAGTCGATCCGTAGTTCGCTCTACGGCCCCGCCTGCCACCAGGGTAGCGCCCCGGTGGCCGACGCGCTGTAGGACGCTCCTATGGGCCTTAGCGTTCATCCACGGATTTCGGCAGATCCTCGCCGGCCGTTACCGCGGAGTTGAGGACGTCCCCCGGGTCCTTGATGGCGGACCTGCTGCGCTCTTCCTCGGGCGCCTTGGCGATCTCGGCGGTGGCCCATCCTAGGGCCTCCGCGTGGGCCGAGGGGCGCCCTAGGGGCGCGTCGAATGTCCGCAACGTCCCCCGGGCGGGGTCAATCACGGAGACGTATCGCACTCGGCTGTCAGTCTCGATGGTGAGCGTGGGCATGGTGTGTCCTGTGCAGCTAGCTTCGGTTGTATTCGGATTCGTCGCTGTACTCGATGCGGCGCGCGATGCGGCCGTCCGGCAGGCGGCGGGAGCGCACGGTTCGGGTAGCGCTCGATCGCAGGAAGAGCAGTGTTTCCTCTTGCTCCCGTTCCCAGTCGATCAGCTTCGCGGCTTCCTCGGCCCGCTGCTGGTCGACCATGAGGGCGTGGGCGAAGTAGCTTACCCCGCCGGCTATCGCGTCAATACGGTCGTCGTGGCTCAGTGCCCCACGGTCGCGCGTAATGTGCGTGAGCTGATACATGGTCTTCTCGTCGCGGGCTACCCGCTCGTCGATGACCAAGCGGTGACCGCCCATTACAGGTTCGAGCGTGTCGCATATGCGTTGCTCTTTGGAACCCTTGGCCCATTCCGCTTCGACCACCGAGCATCCCCCGGGCCACTCGCGGGCTATCACGGGATTGAATGCGGCTATCCACACTCCGGGGGCAAAGTTCGGCTCGACGGCTACGGCGTTGACGTTGTTCTTTTTGGCGCACCGCGCGACCATCGCCATGGCTTCCTCAGGGTTGCCGGCGTGGCCTCCGGTCTCGACGACGAAGAACGTCCCGTTGAGGACCTTGATGATTGCCCAGGCGGTTTCGTCTTTCCCGCGCCCGCCGGGGTCGACGAAGCATACAGAGCCGGTGAACTCGCGCCACTGGTCGTCTAGGAACAGCGGCCCCATAGCGTAGTCGCCCGTGAAGCCGTAGTTGGGGATCTCGTGCAGTATGTTACGGTTGTCCGAGAAGCGCCCCCAAGTGATCGTAGCGGGGCCTTTAGGGCCACTGATGGACATTACGATGAGGTCGCGCGCCCGTAGCGGGTAGCGCTCTGCGTCGCTTAGCGACGTGTCCAGCATGTATTGGAGCGCGAAGAAGGCGCGGCCCCGGCTTTCGCGGCGGGCCAGTTCGCCCTCGTCGAAGCGCTCTGGGTCGGTGGCTTTGCCGACAACCTCCGGGTTGGCCTGCATCCTCGCCATGAGCGGGGCGGCCAGGATGTTAACCTGCGTGCCGTTGTCCCGCTTGACGATGTAGTTCTTCAGTTTCTCGGCGGACGGGTAGCGGGCCGGCCAGCAGAAGCAGTCGTAGCCTTGCTGTTTGATCTTCGCGTTGTAGATGGACTCTTCCGTCTGGGGGGTTCCCAGATACAGGATGTCCCCGCCCGGAAGGATGATGGCCTCGAAGTCCTGCGTGATGCGCAGGAGGTTGGAGCGCTGGGCCTCGGTCTTGGAGTTGTCGACGATCTCTATGTCGTCTGGGAGGATCAGCGTTGCGCGTGATCCGGTGATCTGGCCGGTTATGCCGGCCGCCTTCATGGAGGGGGACTGTTCGTTTCTGGCGCCGTTAACGTCGAAGCGGTCTACCATGTCGCGCTGGTCGAAGCGCGGCCGGATGAACTCCAACATGGGCATTGTCATCAGGACGCCCTTAGCCTGCGCCACGAACTCTTTAGCCTTCACTCCGGAGGCGGACGCAACGAGTACCTTCTCGTTGACCGGATCCTTAGCGAGGCGCCAGAGGCCGTAGGCGGCGGCGGCGGTCGACTTGGCGACGCCCCGGAAGCCCTCTAGGATCTCCCGGCGCCCCGCGGTGCCCGCGCCTGCGAACCCATGTTGTAGAAAGGTCGCGAGTTCGTATTGCGCGGGCGTCGGGTCGGGAAGTCCTATGTGTTTCCAGAACAAGTACAGGAAATTTCTAAAGTCCCCCGCTACCTCTTCGGGGAGCATTACGTGTAGATGCGCATGGGCGCGATGCCGTGGAATCGGACCGTCGGAACTCCGCTAGTCCACGCGGTCGTATTCAACCGGATCCATTTAACGCCAGTCACGTTGAAAATAACGAGCGAGCTGGAAGTCACCGCGGACCCAATCGAGGTCCAAGTTACGTTGTCGTGCGAGACCTGGACGGTAGTTGTTAGGGTCCCCGTCAACACGAAGTGCCCAATCACGGCCGTGCCGTTCGGGAACGACGGGGAAACCGCTACGGGCGTACCGGCAGCCACGGCGGCGGCAGTTGTTAGAGTTACGGAGCGTTCATAGGGCATCAGTTAGGCGTCCTGCTGTGGAGGGTTGCGAACGGGAGGGCGCCGCCTGTGGCGGACGTCTCCGTGTGGGACGTCTGCGCGAGGAACTTTGAGAGAATCCCAGTGGCCCTTGAGGGTTGCGGGATGTTCAACGGGGGGAACGCCTTGACGTAGTCCTTGGCTACCGATAGGTAGGCGGCCGGGGCGGGCGCCAGATGGACGTTCCCCTCCCCGTCAAGGACGGGCACGCCGTCCTTGAGGGTCTTGAGAAGGACGTCGACTAGCGCGTCGCGTACTTCATCGGCGCGCGAATCGCCCATCAGCTTGCCGCCGTCAGAACCGCGTTAAGGGCATTCGACGAGTTGTACACCGCCGCCACCGAGAGGCGCGAGGGGTGCCAGCTGCGCGAACCTGCGACGCTTCCGGCGTCGATGGTGAGCGCTACGCGGGTAATGTTAGTCTTAGTGCGGTCGCCCTTGGACGAGGAACCGGAGAGTTTGTAGGCTTCCCCCGCGCCGTTGTGGTTCAGCTTTACGTCGTACCGAATTCCGTTGGAGTTCTCGAAGATGAAGCGGCGCTGGGATTGGTCTTTGATTGCCATTTGATTTCCTTACACAATGGTATTTGTAAAGTCGAGAATGTCCACGCCCATGCGCCCAACGTCCACGGTGTAGCCCGAACTCACGGCCTGCGTGAAGAACGTTAGGTCAAGACGGTGCGTGGAGGTAGTGGCGAAGAGCTTGAAGGGGGCGGTGCGCAGGACAATAACCTCGCCGGCTCTCCACAAGATAGGTACGTTATTGAACGCCTGTTGGCCGGTTTGTACGGTTACGGACGTTCCCGCGTTGTTGACGAACTGGAGGCTTGGATACGGCGCCGCGTCGGAATCGATGGTGGCGTTAGGCCACCGTACTTCCGCCATCGCCTGCATCCACGTGCCGACAGGAACACCGGCCCCCGCGAAGTCCAAGCTATTGCGCCGGATGATCACGCGGTTGGAGAGCGCCGTCCACGATAAACCCTGCGTCACCGCAAAGCGCACCCAGTTTCCCGGGATAGGGTCGGTGGCGTCGCGCGCCACGATGGAAGCGACCGCGGCATGATTGGTGCCCAGATTGACCGTTTCCCACGGCGAGGCGGGCATGGTCCCAGTAACGCCGCCGCTGGCGGCCTGCGAGCCGAGGTTGAGGCCATTGCGAAGAATGCCCCGGGGGTCCGTGGACGCCACGCCCATGTTGTTAACGAAAAGGTCGCCGCCCCTAAGTAGGTGTGGAGCCTTGAGCGAGATCTGTCGGGCGAGTTCGCGGCCGACGATCACGCATCCAGCAGAATTCCAATGGACGAGGTCCGTGGAGTAGGAGCTGCTCATTGTGGCATACGTGCCAGATACGTCGTGGACCAGCGCCAACACCGCGATATTGAGAACCAGCAGGTTGGGGTTGTTCTCGCCCATCTGGAGCAAGCGGCTATTGAAGTCTGCCATCCAAGCGGCTTTGACGGCAGTATTGCTAAAACTAAGGGCGTGGATTGTCGGGATGATCACCACGCCGCCGGTCGCAGCTACTTGCCGCACGTAGGCGGAGACATAGTCTAGGCGACTAGTCACAGTAGGAAGCGCCGTCAAGTTCATGTCGTTAACGCCCAGTCCCAGAACAACGATGTTCGGGCGCGTGCGCGCGATCAGTTCCGGGCCGTCGTAAGCGCGCGTGTCAAACGTTGCGCCGTCGGTGCCTAAGACGCCAACGACGCGCCAGGGGGCCTTTAGGAACGCCAAGGCGGCGCCCCAAAATGAATCGTTGCCGGGATTGGCGAGGGCCGGCGTAACCGCCGTGGCGCCAAAGAAACGCTGCATGGTGCTGGAACCAATGAAAGCGACGGTAAGGGGTCCGAATGCCGCTCCAACTTTGGAGAGGCCTTGTAGATAGGAGTTGTCGGTCATGTTACTTCTTTCCTTTAATCTGCGCAAACAGGTCTACTAGTTTCCTGTAGCCGAAGCTGGCCGCGATAGCGACGCCTAGCGACGTCTGGTACCACAAGGGCATTTCAGTTAGGACTAGAAAGCCGGCCATGACAATGTCGGGGCGAATGAATGCCATAATAGCCGGGATGGAAAGGATGAGCGTAAACCACTCGTCTTTCCAGGATCCGGCCATCTGGTTGATGCCGGCCACGTCCCAATCGATTTCGGCAGTTTGCGCGCGCTCGGAGATGCGAACGCGGGCCTCGGCCTCGGCGACGATAATGCGGCTTTCGGCCTCTGCGCGGACTGTCTGGCGCTTCTGCCAGTTTTCTACAGTGCCGCCCACAAGGCCGATTAGGCCCGAGATGATGCTCCAGATCATCGGGGAAGAACCCCCATGAGAGCGATCGCGGCGGTTAGAAGGCTTCCCAGAGCGGCGGCGCCGCCGGCAGTGACATACTGGCGGCGCTCTATCTTGAGCGTCCGCGCCTCCAAGAGGTCGTGGCCCTCGCCCTGCTTCTTGAGCAGAGTAAGGGCCAAGTCAACTTTGCCTTCCAGCCTCCCGAACGCCCGTTCGAACGTGGCGGTAGACGGGAGGGCGTTCACTCTCCCGAACTTACGGGAGAGCCGCCGGAATCGTTGCTACCGCCCACGTCCAGGCGGGGATATTCGTAGGTGCATGCGGCCACCGCGAGGGTGAGCGCGAGGGCGGCGAGGATGGAATAAATACGCTTCATAGCTTGTGCTCCTATTATTTCCACCGCGGCCCAATGCCGAAGGTGGCTAGTGTGTGGCGAACGCCACGAGTCACCGGAGTAACCCGGTGGATATGGAACGACGGGAATACCGTCAACAGCCCTAGGCGCCTCGGGACACGGGCGGTCTTGTCCTCGTCCCGTATCTCCAGCGTCCCCCCGTCGTAGTCGTGCGGGTCGCTTAGCTGGACGATGGCAGTTAGCTTACGGTAGGGTACGCGTGTGTGGAAAAAGTCGTCGTCGGGGTGCCATGCAAAGTCTTCGTGCAGGTCGCCAACGTAGCGGATTACGTCGGCGTACAGGCCCCCGGTAATGTCGAAGTTGAACACCGACAGGTTGGCCTCGTGGATCTTCGCGTGAACTTGGAGTACGGCCGGGTACAAGGCGTCGCCCTCGGCTATACGCACGGTGGAGTTATTGCGAATGCGCTTGTCGACGGTGTATTGCCCGTTGATCGTCATGCCGGCGGGCTTGAACTCCCGCCGGCTAAGCTCGTCCAAGAGGAAGGCGCACTGTGGGGCGGAGAAGAAATCTTCGGTTGTCTGATAGCGCATGGTCATGCTTACAGGCCCACGCCCACGCCAACGGCAAAGGCGTCATCGTTTTTAGTGATGTTCAACGTTACCGTAACGTCGTTCGTGTTCTGAACGATGCTCAGCGATGCCGCCGTAATCTTGTTGTTAGTCGACCCGGCATTGGTGGTGCTTGTCGCCACCTTAAGCTGGCGGAACTGGAGATCCACCCCCGACTTGCCGGAGAATAGGCTCGAACCCCCGCCGCTGAGATTGGAGGCTGTGTTAGCCTCGCCGGATGCGGGAAGGGCCTGGAAAGAAGGATCAGACCCCGCGCCGTTAGAAGTGAGAACGTGGCCGGAAGTGCCTTCCCGCTTGAGGGCGGCAACCGCCACGGCGTTAGCGGCGATCGACGCCTCTTCTAGTTGTCCGAACACGGGATCAGCTCCGGCCCCCTGAGACTTCAAAACGTGCCCAGAAGTTCCCAGAGCCGGACCGTTCTTAAGGGTCTTACCACCGACGCCGGAGAACAGCGCGAGGGCGCGGTCCGTGCTAGACGCGGCGCCGACGGTGTCGCCCCCTCCGGGGGCCGTTGCCAACTCATAGGTTCCGCCGGTGCCGGCCGCGACGCGGACGAGCTTGCCGTTATCGCCGGGGGGAGCCGGAAGCGGGATCTTAGCGGCGGACACTGCCGCCGCCGCCGCACTCACGGCCGCTGCTGCCGCACTCGCGGCCGCTGCTATTGCCTGTCCGTTGGCCGCCAGAATCTCCGCCGATGTGGGACCAGCGATCGGCTGGCCGTCGCCGTCGAAGATGAGCGTGCGGGAAGCTCGGGATGCGGCGGCGGGCATAGAGTTCAGCGAGCTGGGGCCATCAGCGTCCGAAATATGTAGCGTCCGATCGGTCGCGCGGAAGTCCGCTTCCTGCGCAAGGTACATTGCTTGGAGCTTTGCGGTATCGAGGTCGGCCTCCGCAAGCAGCGCTCCGTTAGTGAAGTTGACGATAGGATCCCCGGGTGTCACGCGGCGAATGACTACGCGCGTGCCGGCCCCCGGAGCCGTGGTGGCCGTAACAAGGCCGTCGCTAATCCATGTGTATGTGGCCGCGACGCCCGCCACCGTAAAGGTAATGTCGTCGCGCGATAGAAATGAGAACGGCACCACGTATTGCGTGGTTGCCCCGTCCCCGGTGTAAAATCCTGGTGTGTAGCTCATGATCTCCCTTACGTTAGGTCCGTTCTCCAAGTGTTTGTTAACACGATATCAACCGCGTTTGTGCCCTCGGTCAGCGAGAGCGATGCGTTGCTCAACATGGCCCCAGAGCTTCCCCCTGAGGTCGATACGGTGATCTGGCGAAATGTGAAGTCTACTCCGACCTTCTGCTTGAAGATGCCGGCCCCGCCGCTTCCTAGGCTGGATCCGGTGTTTGTTTCCCCCACCGCCGGAGGCGCTCCAAAGTATGAATCCGTAAGGGCGCCGCTGCTGTACAAGAGGTGTGTGGCGGTTCCCTCGCGCTTGCGCTTGGCGAGGCCTACGATGTTGACGGCGAACGCGGCTTCAACTACCCCCGAAACTGTTGGATCCGCGCCGGCCCCGTTGGAGCGCATCGCGTGTTTGTTAGTTCCAAGTGCTGGGCCGTCCTTGAGCTGCTTGCCGCTTACGCCCGCAAACATCGGGACAGCGCGATCCGTGGAGCTGACCGCGCCTAAAAGGTCCGCCCCTGGTGTGGGGGTGAATAGCTCGAAATCGTCGGTCCCGTCGGACTTCGCGCGCATGAACTTTCCGTCGTCAGCCGGGACCGAGGGTGTCGGCACGTTGCCCGCTCGGGTCGCTGTGGCGGATGCCGAGGCGGAAGCGGCGGCCGCGCTGGCCGACGCGGCGGCCTGAGATACGGCGGATGCCGTAATGGCGCTAGCCGCTGGTCCGGTAACCAGCTGGCCGACAGCGTCGAAGAACATCGCGGTTCCCGCGCGCGCCGCGATAAGCGGAAGGGCGCTGAGCGCTAGGGGCGTGTCAGTTGACGCCAGTCGAAGCGTGCGGCTTCTGGAATGATAATCAGCCTCCTGTGCTAGAAACAGTCCCTGCTGGAATGCGGTATTCAAGTCGCCTGCTGGGAAGACGTCTCCGCCCGTAAAGTCAACAAGCGGCGTGCTAGACGTGACGCGGTAGATAGCCACGCGCTTGCCGGCGCCGGGGGTTACGGTGGGCTGAACGGTGTTGGCGTCCACCCACGTAAACGTCGCGGCTAGTCCGTTAACCGCCATGTAGACGTGGGCGGTAGAGAGGTACGAAAACGACACGTCGAACTGTGTCGTTACCCCGTTCCCGGTGTAGAAGTTGGGTGTGTAGCTCATACGTTTCCTCCATGAAATGAGTGCCGGGCTTCCACCGGCCGCGCCCCCTTCCCGGAGACTCTGCGTTAGTCACGTCCTCCAACAACCGCGCTGTGTAGCGCGAGGATCGGAAGAAGGTTTTGGAACGGCAGTAGCCGTGCCGCCTTGTCCAGAACCTTGCCATCCTGGCGCACCAGGGCCTGCGCCAACTCGGCTGTGTTATCTAGCAACCCCGCGGTAGGGCCTAGCGCGGTAGACCACGCCGCGCGCTCTTGCATGCGCGATGGTGGGGTAGCGAACAGCTTCAGGCCGATCGCGTCCTGCACCGGGCCTAGCATCAGCTTGCGCGTCACGTCCATTCCGATGGAGTAGGCGCCCGGAATGGCCGAGCGCGTTACCGCCTCGTACACCCAGTCGGCGGTGTTCTTTTTCGCGAGGCGGTCACCAGGGGATTCCCCCTTGAGGTTGACGCCCTTTACGTACTCGCGCGCGACGTATCCGAGCAACCCGGTTGCCATCATCATGTGAAAGGAGGCCAGAGCGTTGACGTCGGCCTGCTGATACGCAAGGCGTGTCCATTTATTGGTCGACGCAAACGCGTAAGACATGAATTGCAAAACGAGCTTTCCCATTTCCTTGCTCATCAGCAGCGGCGTGTCCCCCATTCCTGGAGAGATCGCGCCTTCGTTCTGCACGCGGTGGAGGGCCGTGAGCCAGCGCATGCGCGCCGCCTTGTCGGTCCAATTCTGCGCAGCAGGTACGCGAACGCCGTCAATGTCTTCGCCGTGCGCCGTTAGCTGCTTCTGGATGCGTTCGGCCCACGTGCTGTCAATGCCCAGGCGGGCATAGCGCGTCTGCATCTTGGCGGACAGTGTGCCGAAGCGCGCGAAGTCGCGTTGCATGTTCTCAAGCTGCACAGTCCCAAACACGAATTTTAGATGAGCGGTCCACGCCCCTAGGCCGTTCAACGATTGCATGGCGCGCGAACTGGAGTCGAGCGTTCGGTCAATAGCCGACGTGATTGCGTAGGTTTTACCTGTGCCAAATCCGCCCGTGTTGCTCAGGTTGGAATCCTCGGGCATGAGGCGGCGAGTGTTGGCGCCAATGAAGCGGCTTTGCTCCAGACCTATAAGAAGGGCTCTTAGTTCTCTGTCGGGGATCTTATCCAGCGTCGCCTGCGCCTGCTTAAAGAACTTAGGCATCCACCCGAATGCGCTCTTAGTTGCAAGCGCTCCGGTTGCGATGTCCGTAAACGAAGAGAGAAGCGGCAGGCCCATCAGCCGGACCACGTTAAACCGCCGGACATTCCGGCTAAGGAAGGCCAGCTTAGACGCCGGGTCCATATCGTTTCCGAGCCGGCCCATGACGCGCATCCAAGTTCCGTTAAAGTCTTCGATGCTTTCCTTGGAGAGCGCTTCCGCGCGCTCCGGGTCCTTGATGCGCTCGCTCCAAGACGTGCGGATCTCGCGCTGTAGGTCGACAGGATTTTCGGTGCCGAACTTCTGCATCAGCGCCGCGCGGGGCGACAGGTCTCGCGAATAGCGGTCCGCGATATGCCCAGCGTCCCGAACAAGGAACTTCTGGAGGCGCGGGTCCATCAGGATGTTGCCCTCGAACAGCTCGCGCGACTTGACGCGTCCGCTCGTCCCTATGGCCTCTTCGAGCGTACCACGCGGTACGTCCCGCCCCGCCACCATGCGCTCTAGGATCTCGTCGACGCGTTCCTCGGTCGTCTTGATACGTCCTTGGTCCACGGCTTCTATAGTCTTGGTGGCCTTGTTCGCATCCCGCTGGGCGACCTTCCGGGCCTTTTCAGCGCCCCGGAGGTACTTAGCGGTTGCCGCCCGGCTGTCCTTCAGTGCCGCTAGCCGCCCGTCAAGTTCCCCACGGGCCGCGTGCAGATCCGCAAGGCGGACTTCTACCTTCGACAGGTCCTTGTCGATGGCGGCTAGCCGCTTGTTGGCTGCGTTCAGGTTGTCCCGGGCGATGCGCTCGGGAAGAGCGGCGGTGTTGCGCTCGCGGGCCTGGGCTGCGCCTGCCGGATCCCGGAACGCCGCTGCGTCGGCGACGTCCAGTTGCCGGACCTTGCCGGCCACGGCGTCTTCGAGCTGCGCAAGCTGCGCGCTCGCCCACTCGCGTTGCGCGGGGGATCCCTGCGCCATGGTGTCGACGACGTCGTCGAAGAACTTGTTTACGTCCTTCTCGGAGCGCGCCACGGCACGATCGGCGCGGCCGCTTGCCGCTAGTGCCCTCTCGCCGGCATCGGGGCCGGTACGCGGGGCGGTGCCCTCGCGCCCCAAGTTGCGCATCGCCGCTTCGTCTAGAGCCTTCTGCATGGCGAACTGCTCGGCTTCTGCCTGCTGTCTCGCGAGGCGCAGCGCCGAAAATTCTTGCTGCGTTTGCTCGGTGATCACCCGGGAGCGGGCCACCAAGTCGCGGGCGGCGGTGCGCGCGGTCTTCGCCTGTAGGCGTTCCCCGGCGCTCGCCCCCTGGGCGACTTCTGCAAGCCGCGCGGTGGCTTCCTTAAGCGACTGGCGGGCGGCCTTGTCGATGTCGTCTTTCTGCGAGATGACCCAATCCCCGAGCGCAAGCTCTCGGTCGGTGGCATCAAGGGCCTTGAGGTCGGTTACGCCCCACCGCGCTTCCAGCCACCCGGCGGGCGGCTGCGTCGCTAGGTGGTCCCGGAGGATCTGGCCAAGCTCTTCCCGGCCCAGGACCACGGCGCGGCGGTCCATTATCGATGGGACGTAGATGGCGCGCCGCTCGTCTTTGGATAGCATGCCGGCGCTTTCCAGCTGGTCGGCCCACTCGGTGTAGAACCGCTGTTCGACCTCGCCAGCGCGGCGGATATAGTCGGCCACCTTCGGGTTGGGGTGTGGCGTCTCCGCCGCATTGCGGGCCGCCTGAGACGCGCCCTCGCCTTCGTAGTCTAGCACGCTCTGTGCGCGGCGGTAGTCCGTGATCGCCTCATAGAATTGCTCGGTGGTTAGGCGGCCTTCCTTGCGGTTTAGGGCGTTCTTTGCGGCGCGCACTACGGCGCCCTCTGCAAAGACTTCCTTGGCCATACCGTCATACAGCCTCTTCACGTCCACGTCTCGGATGAGTGAGCGCATGTGAAATAGCTCCGACAACATTTCGGCGCTTTCAGCGGTGGCGGCGCCCGCCTCGTTGCCCTTTGTCGCCACGCTCATCTCGTAGAGCCTCTGGTGGAGCGCGAAGTCCGCGGGGTTCTTGCTGGAGCGCGCGATGGCGCGCCCTACGGGAGTGAGGGCGTCGAAGCCCATCATGCGGCCCCGCGTGCCCGCCTCGTCGCCCAGCGGGCTTGCCGCCGCGCCGCCGCTGCGTGTCCCGCCCAGCACGTCGCCCACTTCGACGCCCGGAGGGAGAACAATGTTCGGATCGCTCTCCAGCGAGAAAGCCTTGCGCGTCGACGAACCCGGCATGTCGTTCATGAGGAACTTGCCGAGCACGCCGCCTAGCGCCGTCCCCGCGCCAATGTCGGTGAACAGGTCCGTCACCCCGTACGTCTCGCGCGTGGCGAGGTGTACGACGCCCGGAACGGCGCCCTCCACGGCGCCCGCAATGGCACCGCGAGCGAGGCCGCCTAGACGCATGGCGGCGCCCACCTTGGCGCCAATGCCAACGCCGACCCAGGATATCGGATCGGTAACGGCGCCCAGCAAGCCGCCCGCGAGAAGCGGGAGGATGCCGGCGGATCCGGCCTTCTCGTTGCGTGCGTTTTCATCTCCCAGGTCGCCCACGTACTGCCAGAACTGCGTTTCATTGTGGAGGCGCGGGAGGGCGTCGGCCACGCGGTCGATAAGAAGGGGGGAAAGCTTCTTGATGCGCTCGTCGTTCACGCGGTCCTGAAGGTAGGTGTAGCTGTCGAAGTTGGGATCTACACTTGTGTCTTCTTCGTGCTTCTGAGATAGCCAGCTTCCGAGGCTGAACGTCGCGTTCGAGATCAGCGCGGCGCTCCCCATAGCGTCCAGGATAGACGGCCCCTCGGGGGCGCCCGAAACCATCGGGTTGTTAGGCGCCTGGGGGAGCGCCTCGCCGGCTTTGGACAATCCCGCTTGGACCTGAAGGCCCGTGGTGGATGGGGCCGCTAGCGGGTCAATCTCGGTGGTCGGGAGCGGCACGGAGTGCGGCTGTGAGGGGGGCTTGATCATGCAATCTCCTAGAAATGGGGAGGGCGGCCCGAAGACCGCCCTCTATGTTAGCCGCGAACCCCGAGGGACGCGGACGGCGTCGCCCGGTTGGGACCGCGCGGCGTGTGGCCATCGAGGCCCCGGAACTGCTCAGCCTCTTCAACACGCCGGCGGCGCCATTGGTCTTCGGTGAGATCCTTGGCTCGCTTGGACATTGTGCCGATTAGGTCGGCGGCGGCGGAGTAGTCCTTAGCCTTGATCGCGGTAACGAGTTCCGTGCTTACGAGGCCCGGACCGTGGTACGCGAGAGATACCAGCGCGAGACGCTGGTTTGTGGAAAGGGCGTCAATCGTGCCCTTTCCTACGCGCTTCTCTAGGAAGTCTTCCACCTGATTGAGCGTGTACTCTGCCAGTTTGATTCCCTGTTCCTTCGTGAGCGGCTTGCCGCCCGCCTTGACCTTGGCGAATGCGTCCTGGTCTAGGCCGAGCGCCTTGGCGAAGACTTCCGGGGCGTCCTTACGCTCCATGTTGAAGCCGTAGCCCACGGTTACGCTTCCAGTCACGGCGCCCGCGCCGGCGGGCTTCCCGCTGGCGTCGTCATAGGCATACTCGCGGTAGCCCTCGCGCTTGTGGATGACGTCAAGGCGCTGGTTCCTGTAGGTTTCGCTACCAGCCACGCCGCTAAACGGGGTGAAGCGCACGGACTGTCGGGCGTCCGTCATTAGCTTATCCAGGAACGCGCGGGCGTCCTCTACGGAGTTGATGCGCGGCGGTCCGACGCGGGATAGCCAGTCCGCCGACAATAGGCCGTTGTCTACGCCCTTCTCCGCGATGCTCTGGAGCATGCGGTCCATGTGGTAACCCACGCTGGTCTTGCGGCGCTCGTCGGCGTTGCCAATAATAGACCTGTCCCCGGGCTTGACGCCCGCCAGTCCCGTCGCCCGGGAGCGGGCCTGAAACTCCGACAGTACGCCGCCATTAAGCTCGGCGGGGGGAGCGGCGGCGTCCTGCTTGGCCCGCGCGTCCAGCACGGCGCCCTTCAGAGTGTCGGCGTTGCTCTGCTCGGTGCGAAGCGCCTTCTCTGATGCGGTTTCTCCAACGTACATAAGCCCCACCTCGGGGCGCAGTACCGTGAAGAACTCGGCGTTGTCGTCCACGCGCCTCTCGGGCACCACGCGGCCCGTGGGGACGAGGGCGAACCCCGTGCCCCGGAGCTGCTCCGGAACGTGGCCGTAAGATGGAATGTCTACCGGGACTTCCATGTTGCCAATCCGCTGGCCGGCCAGGAATACCACGCTTCGGCGGATACCGTCGTCGCTGGTGGCAAACGCATCATAGCCACGGCCGTCGGCGCGCGGCCTCAGGCCGGTAAGCTTGGCGCCCTGGGATCCGAACGCGGTGGAGAGCTTGCCGAACTCCGCCGCCGCGGCGCTTATATCGTTTCCATCCAGGCCCCTTGAGGGGACTTTATGACCGTCTACCTCGATATGTTGGGGCATTACGCGCTTGACCCAAATCAACGTCCCGTTTTCAAAGGCCGGCTGGATGTCCGCGCGCACGCTGCGAGCGGCCCATTCAGTGATGGCCTGTTGATCGGTCCCGCGTCCCAGCTGGCCGAACAGTGCGACGCCCACCTTTAGGCGGTCGCGGATCATCTGCTCGACTTCCCCGGTTGCGCCGCTTCGGCCGATCCAGAGATCCATGCTCTTGTCGAGCTTCTCCAGGTGCGAGCGAACCCCGGCGTTCCAGACTTCTACCGTGGCGGGCTTACCGTCTCCCAGCTGGAGCTTTTCCAGATCCGTGGGGCTGTTGAAGGTCACGGCGGCCGCACGCGCGGCGGCGTCGGCGGGAGACGCGCCCGACTTCACTTCGGCGTCCATGACCATGTAGCGCACTAGGCCGGAGTTGCCCGCCAGCTTGGTGAACATTTCCGGGTTGTCCCCAAAGCTGGCCTGGAGCACGCGGAGCTTCCCGTATGCCGCGACCACGCGGGCCGGGTCGGACGATAGCATCTCTGCTTCCGTCTGCTGCGCGAACTCGGCGGGCAACGAGTTGTTGGCCGCGAGTACGCCGCCGACACGCGCCCACGCCTCTTCAGGCGTGCGGCCACCGGACACTTCCCGCTGGTATATCGACGAGATAAGCTGTGGGCCAACCTCGTTCATTTCCTTGCTTGTCAGCGGATTCACGCCGGGTTGGCGCTCCGAGAAAGCGAGTGCGCGCTCTACAATAGACGCCTTAGTGGCGTCTTTCTGGAGGGCCACGATCGCGCCAACCGTGAGATCGCGCCACGGGTTGGACTCGCCGAACCGGGCGCGATGGGCCACTAGAGTATTAAGGGCGTCGACGGGCTTCATCATGCCCGTCTTGAAGCCGGTTTCGACTGTGTTCAAATCGTTCAACGCCGCCATAGACCGGACGGAGTTGCTCCGCCCCATACGCTCCCGCTCGACGTTGGCGATTTCCGCCGGGTACGTTTCGCGCAGCGAGCGGCCGTCTTCCTGCTTCATGTCGAAGAACTGCGACACGAATTCGTTGTCGCTCGCCGATGCCTGCCGGAGGACGGCCGTTAGGACGGCAGCGTGTGCCTGATCCTTCTTCCCCACGGGGAGCACGTCGGCAAGTGCCTGCACGCGCCCCTTGAACCATTCCGGTGTGGGCATGTTGCCGCTGGACAGGTCAGCCGCAATCGAGCTTGTGACGTTCTGCATGGCCGCGCCCACGGCGTCTTCGCGCGCGCGAGACTCCCATTTGAAGATCGCGCCGGCCGCGAAGTCGGCGGCGTGCTTGCGGTAGGCCAATTCGACACGCGGCTCGGCCCCCTTGATTTGGCCGTTAATGAACTGCTCAGCAGCAGCGCGGGGGTCGTCGCTCGGCCCGAGCTTGTCTATCGCCCCCTGGAGGGTGGAAGCGTCCTTCTGCCACATGGAGCCGCCCAAGGCGCCGTGGTACGCGTCTGCGTATGAGTTACGCTGAACCTTCGTGGGGTCGGGAGCTTCCCCGCGCTGCGCGCTAACTGTGCCCGCGATGGCGAGGTCTTTGTTCTCGCGCTCTACCTTGGAGTGTTCCGCGATTAAGTCCGCGTGGCCGAGACCCTGCAAGGCCGCCTGGGCGCCGGTGAAGAAGCCGCCCATAGCCTGCGAAAGTGCCCCCATGGTGCTGGCGACAGGGGCCACCGAACCGGGGTTGACGGGCGTGCGCTGAAACTGGACCTTGGCGCGGCCCTCGACTCCCGCGCGTGCAGTGTCGTTCTGTGACCGCTGAAACTTCGCCATTACTTATCGTCTCCTGGCAGCGTCGAGATACGCCGCGTTAGTTTGGGACTTGCTGTAGATTTGCAGGCCGCTTCCAACCGTGGAAGCCACGGCGCTGATTGCCGACGAGCGGGCGTTGGCCGACGCGCTTTTGACGGCGCGGGACGCGTCGTCGTGCGCGTATTCCTTGCGCCGCTGGAGGGCCGCAACCTCTCGGCTGCGATTGCTCTCTATGCGGGCCACGTCCAGGCCCTCGAAGTATGCCGCTTCCCCCGATAGGCGGGAGGAATTCACGGTACCAAGGCCGCCGGTTTCCCCCGCGATAACGCGGAGCGTCGATAGCTCCCGGTCGGCCTCGCGGGCGCGGTCGCCCTTCTTCTGTCGCGAGTCCTCGTCAGCCTGCTTTTGTTGCTCGGTGAGTTCGCGGTTCTGCTGCTCAAATTGGGCATTGGCGGCGGAAGCGGCGGCCTTCGCCTGTGATCCCGCCGACGCAATGCCCATAACACCTTGGAAGACCGAGAGGCCAATTCCAAGAAGCATTTCAATTCCCATTATGCATTTCTCCCAACGTCGTTGAAGAACCCAACCCACGAACCTGAGATGATCGTAAACGGGAGGTAACTATTGCTGCGCGCCTCAACCTTGACAGTATCGGCGCGGGACATTACGGGGAACTTGAAGGTTCCCCGAGGGGATATCGCGATGGCCCCCACCACGTTTTGAGCTTCGCCCAAGAAGCGAGCGTTGAACGAATAGGTATACGCTGCGCGCTCCGAAGGGGTGATGACAACGTCGAAGTAGCCGCTCTCCCGGTAGGACAGCGCCATGCGCTTGAGTTGCAGGCGCCCGGTAATAACCGCGGAGCCGTCTTCCTTGCGCACGTACTGCTTTGACAACACTACGCTAGACGTGAAGCTCGCCCCGGCGAACACGGCGAATGCCGAGAAGTCCCCGCCAGCCTTCCGAACGGTGGTGGTGGTCGGGTAGGTCAGCGCCGTAATCTCGGCGCCCCGTTCCCCTACGGGCCACGTTCCGGCGCGCACAAGGCGCGTCAGGCTTCCGTGGGCGTATGGCGTGGTCCACGTCGTCCAGTTGTTCATCGCGTCGTATACTCCGGTCAAGGTAACTCGGCGGTCCAGAGCGACCTCGAAGTTTAACACCGGGTCGGTGACGGCGCGGTAGGCGCGCACTTTCTCCAGGTACACACCGTCGCTTCGCGCGGCGACGATAAATAGCTCGTTGTCCAGAATGGTCATGCCGCGCACGGTGGCGCCGGCAATGGTCCAGCGGTGCCACGCAGACTGAGCTTTCTCTTCACCGGACCAGTACACGCTGTAGACATAGACCGCGTCGGGGTCGCCCGAGGTGAGAGAGAACAGTGTTCCAGAAGTTGGCTCGGCGACGAACTGCATGAGGCCCGTAGGGACGTAGCCCTCGGCGTGCTTCGTCACGTCCGCGGCCGTGTTGGAGATGGTGCGATCGTCGTAGAAATATTCAAAAACGATTGCGTTGTTTCCATCGGTCGATGCGAAGTACAGGCTATCGCCCATGACCACGGGGCGGCACGTCCGCGACGCGCGGTAGGACGTTGTGAGGTCAATCGCCGCCGTCTTGGGCGTAAGCGAAGTGGTACCCTGAGAAACCTCGAACTGGGCAAGCTCGGCGGAGACGAATAGCGACGAGCGAAACGGAACCGCCCAGTCGAATATCGTAACCTTAGACGTGGACGCGGCCTTGTCGATCGGGTCGCCGTCTAGAACCTCGGTGGCCTTGTCGGGCCAGAGATTGAAATAATCACCCGCTTGGGAGAAGAACACGTATTCGTCGGCCACAAATCCAAAGCGGTTCTTGTGCAAGAACACGTCGCGGATCTGGCGGGCGACGAAGTTAGGCTTAGGTACAAGCGACTCGTTGCCCACGGCGCGCGGGTCCCAATCAGCCTTTTTGAACGTGAACGTTCCGTTTGTCTCGCGCACCAGAATATGGGGCATCGTGACTTCTGAAAAATAAGACCGAGACGCCGGGTTAGCGACTTCTTCCCACGAGCCGTCGGCGCGCCCCATGACGTAATAGTCGTCGAGCGTCGTAGCGTCGCCGTTGATCTTCCAGATTTGGTTGAGCACGGCCGGCTGCGCGAGGTCGGAGAATTTGCCCTTTGTGCCGTTGATGGCAACAGCGGAGTGAAACACCACCTCGGCCACGTCGATAGTTGCGGCGATGGCGACGGTGAACTTCAATCGCCAATATCGGTAGGTGCTTGGCGCCTCATAGTCCCACATGTCCACCGCGCCGGCGACCGGCGTTGCGGTTTGCACTGTGGTATAGTTCACGGCGTCTGAAGAGTATTGCAATTGTACGGACGTCGCGCCCACGATTCCGGAGACGACGGCCCGCGTTACCATCTTCTCAGTGCCCGCCCCGTAGTCCTTTCCAACGTTGGCGTCTACGCTCGCGGCCTCGCTGGCCACGGTGACCGGGTTGGCGTCGAAGGCGGCCACAAGGCCACCGCTCGCCGTCATGTCTCCGATGTTAGTTCCAGTGCCGCCGGCGATGGCACTCCAAGCTGGGTTGGGCTTGAGCGCTACCTTCTGGGTGCGGTTCACAACAAACGTGTAATCCGCAACCGAAACACAAGCGAAGTCTGCGATAGGGTCGGACACGGCTAGGTAGCTCACGCCGTCGGGCGTGGCCACCGATATGGTGCTGCCTGTAAGGCCATTGAAAATAGAGATACTAGAGTTCCCCAATACAACTAGATACTTCTCCGAAGTATCGCGGTCAATTGGGTGAACGAAGTAGGTTGTCCCAGTCGCCAAGCCCGTCAGGAGGGAAACGTGGCGCGTTGCCGGGCGCCGTTGCGGGCCGCCGTTCACAACGCTTAGGATGACGTTATCCGCCTCTTCAACCTGCGCCGGAAGCCGGACGATGTCGGGCTGGCGCGATACGCCGTTGAAGAGCGACTTGATGTCGCCCGGAACCAGCTTGCCCATTAGCTACCCCACTGTGCGTTTCTGCGCTGCGCGATAAAGCGCGCGCTGGCGCTGGATTGAAGAACATTGTCATTAGACGTGTCAGCGTTTTCGTCTTGCCACGCCGCCCACGCCTCGTCTTCGCGGCGCTTGGTGAAGCCGTCGAGCGCGGCGCTAGACATAGAGCCTTCTTGAAAGATGCGGCCCGCGCGACACATTACGTAGCTTGCGAGCGAATACGGGAGGTCGTCGAATTCTTGGAGTTCTACCAGATTCACCGTTACGGACTTCTTGAAGACGTACGAGTTGGCGGCCATGTCGTAGAGCTTGCCGGCGCGGAATGTCACGCGCAGGATGGTGTCAACATCGCTACTATCTACCTTGAGGGTAGTGGTCGGAAGGACGATCTCGCCGGAGATATTGGGCACCAGGACGAGGTCATAGAACGTGTTGCAGTCCCAACCCTTCGCGAGGACGTTGCGGAGAACCTCGTCGATCTTACGCTCGGCGGCCTCGGCGTCGGCATTGCCGGAGCTTAGCGAATTGACCGGCGACTCGCCGATAGACGATAGAATGAAATTTACTGCGTCGAGCTTTGGGAGGATTGCCATCTGCCTACTTGAAAAAAACAGGGTGAGGCCCGCGCTATGCGAGTCCCACCCTGATAAGGTTACGAGGTCTTGAACTCTACCGCGCACTCCGGACGGAGCGTGCCGTGTCCAACCGCCATTTTCGCAACCATGAAATCCTCCTGGCGACGAATGTCGCGGGTAGTCTCCATGTTCACGTCTTCCACAATAACCGTTCCAACCGCATCCGGAACCCAGAGGACTCCGGTGGTCGTGGAATAGTTCGCCCGGTACTTAGAATAGACCGTAATATCGGCCGTGTCGTCCGCCGCGGGAATCGTGCGGAGCGCCATCACCTTAACGCCGTCGACAATCAACGTGTCAAGCTGGTCGGCAACCGCGCCTTCGTTGCGGTTCAGAATGAGGTAGCGGCCATTGACGTCCTTCGCGTACTTGAGCGCGTCGAGAACGGCGCGGCTGACAACCATGTAGCGCGGCTTGTCCTCGGGGACGTCCTTGCCAAACAACGCAATGTTAGCGTCGCGGATTGCATCAATCCACGCTTCGCCGTCAATCGCGCCGGACGACAAGAGGGCCGCGTCAGTGATTACGTTGCCGGCCGGGAACGGGCCGTCGGCAGCCGTGCGGGCGGCGGCGATGATCGCGCGGAGCACGTTCTTATCGTAGACGCGCGCGAGGGCGCGGCCCAGCTCAGCGGAAAATTCCGCCGTCACGTCGAAATGGGACATTTTCGCGTCGAGATCGTAGATCGCCGTATGCGCGACGAGCTTGCCGTCCACGGTGATCGTCACTTCGCCGGTGTCGATGTCGTTGCCCAAGAGTTCCTGGCCCGCGGACATATATTCCGCCGTGGCTTTCCAGGTCTTCGGGAACTGCGCCGACTTAGCGCCGAGAAGCGTCTGCTCGCGCGACATGCCGCGCATAATGACGCGCTCAGTGAATGCCGTTAGGACTTCTCCGGAGAATGCTTTAAGAAAAAGGTTGCGGTCGTCGACCGCGGATTGCCCGTAACCAAACCGCGCGGGCTGGGAGCTATCGCCAAATGCCATTGTTTGTACTTTCTATTCTTTGGTGTGCAGGCTCAGGCGACGACGCCGGCGGCCTTGAGGTCGTTGATAAGCAGAGCGAGCGCGGCGGCAATTGTAGCCGCCGTGGTCTCGCTGCCGGCAAATGTACGGGTCGCGCCGGGGGCGGTAATCGTCCACGCGTTGAGGTACGCCGAAGCGTCTTTGCCCAGCAGAACCACGTTCGCGCCGCGGAGGTCGGTCGCGCGGAAGTCTACGCGGCTGCCTGAGGCGGAAGAGTAGTGAACGTTGGCGTCGGAGCGCGTCCAGGTCTTGGAAGCGAGAACGTACGTCATAACGCCGGCTTCCCATTTGCGCGGGTCGTCGGCGGAGATCGCTACATAGGAAAGCGTATCGCCGTTCGCGAGGCTGGGAATTCCAGCGAAGAGCATGCGGCCGAAGGCTGCCTGCTCGGAAGAACCGTCAAACGCGGCCGAGGCCGAAACGGCCTGAACAGTTTGACCGAAGAGAGCGGCCAGGGGGCCGCCAAAGTGTGCCATGAAAATAGGCCTTCTTGTTGAGGTTAGGGGGGTGTCTACTTTGACGCGCCGGTTATCTACTAAGGTTTAGACCCCGTGGGGTCCGCCGTTCGTGCCGGTCAGTCTCGGGTGGGGTTAAGCGCGCTCTCGGCGGGTTTCCAGCCTGTCGAACGCTCGCGGCCCCTGCCGCTGCTGGTAGGAAACCAGCGAAACTTCGCGCGCTCGACTACCGGGGCTTATGGCCCGCGGACGTAGGAGCGCGCTCGCGTTCTGCCTAGGAGGTTGGGCAGCGTGCGAAAACGAAGAAAGGCCCCTAACCGGCGCGTGGCCGAGAAAGGGGCGGGGTGCTTACTTAGCCAAGAACGCTACGTAGCGCTGGCGAACGTTGTTGCGGTACGCCGGGTCTACGGCATATAGCTTCTGGCCGCGCTCGTTTGTCCGGCCCATTGCCTGGAGGTAATCGGCCTGGGAGCTGAAGGACGGCCCACCGGATTGCGACCCGCTGTTGGCGCCGCTCACGGTAGCGGCCGGTTCCCCCGCGTTGCGGCGGGTATCGTTGTAGCGCTTCATCAGCGAGTCGACGCCGACTAGAAATTGCCGGCCGGCGAGCATGTCGTTGACTTCGGAGATATCCGGAGCGCTCATCCCGGTAACGGCCCACGCTAGGGCCTCGTTCAGCTTATCCTTGCCGCCCGCGCGCTCGTATGACTTCAACTCGTTTAGCTCGCGCTGCGCCTTCATCCCCGCGACGTATCCGTCAACGACGTTGCGCGGGATGCCATTTTGCTCAAGCGCCGTGTAATCGGAATCGTCCAGCTTCCACGCGGATACGACCTTTTGCTCCAGGGCGTCGAAGTCTAGCCCGGCGTTCGCCACCGCTTCCTTGACCTCGGCGGCGTCTGCCGGGGCCGCTGCGTCTGCTGGGGCCGCTGCGTCTGCCGGAGCCGCTGCGTCTGCCGGGCCGGCGGGCACGGGGGCGGCC